CGACCTGCGCACCGGCTCGTTTATCGAGATTCTGCGCAACAAGATGAAGGTGAAGGAACTCGGCGCGCAAATGCTGACCGGCCTGACCTCCAACGTCACCATTCCGACCCAGGAAACGGCCGCCACCGCCGAAGTTGAAAGCGAAAACTCGCAGTTGACCGGCAGCAACCCGACGTTTGGACAGAAGACCCTTTCGCCGCACCGCATCGGCGCGAAGGTTCCGATTTCCAAGCAGTTGATCCAGCAGTCCGGCACCAACGTTGAGCAGATCGTGCGTAACGACATCGCCCAGGTGATCGCCCTGGAGGTCGACCGCCAATGCTTGCACGGCAACAGCGGCACCGCCGGCGAGATCATCGGACTCGCCAACACGAACAACATCAACACCGTCACCTTTGGCGCAACCGCGACCTGGGCGAAGGCGATCGAGTTTGAAACCGACGTCGCCGCCGCCAACGGTGACATCGGTTCAATGGCCTACCTGGCCGACGCCGCCACCCGCGGAGCTTGGAAGGGAATCAAGAAAGACGCCGGTTCCGGCATCTTCATCTGGGAAAACAACATGGTGAACGGCTACCGCGCCGAGGTTTCCCAACAGGTGAACGGTTCCGTTGTGTTCTTCGGAGTCTGGAATCAACTCCTGATCGGTGAATTCGGCGCCATTGACGTCGTTGTTGACAACCTGACCCTGGCCGACAAGCACCAAGTTCAGTTGGTTGTGAACTACCTGTCTGACATGGTTGTTCGCCAACCCGCCGCATTCAGCGTCTCGACCGATTCCGGCAACCAGTAAGCCGACGAAGCCGGGACTGTTCTAGGGCAGTCCCGGCCGTCGACTTGAAAACCAAAATTCAAGCACCCCGAACCCAACAAAAAAATGGACGCAGTACAGAAAACCACCACATCCGAATTGCTCGCACCCGCACGGCAGACGTCGACGGCGACCAGCACCGCGTTTGATCTGACCGACTACGAAGGACAGGTTCGCATCACCGCGACCTGGTCCGCAGGCGGCGGAACATCTCCCACGCTCGACGGCAAAATTCAGAGCGCGACGACCAGCGGCGGCAGTTATGCCGACGTTTCCGGCGCGACCTTCACGCAAGTCACCGACGGCGCAGACTCGACCGAGAGTATTCTGGTTGACACCCGCGTTGCCAACGGATTCATCAAATACGTTGGCACCATCGCCGGCACTTCGCCCACCTTTGACGGCGGCGTGGTGATTACCGGCGAAAAGAAGGTCAAATCCTGAGCGTTAAGCGCGCTTAAAATCCGCCTGTTATGGCCGCACCTGTCACGCTTCTAGACCGGATTGCCCTGGACGCAAGGGGCATTTTCGGTCTGGAAGCTGACGGCGGCATCGAGGCGACCATAACGCCGAACGGAGGAAGCGCAGGCCCAGTCCGCGGAACGTTTCGCAACGGTTCCGAGGATTTAGACCCCGGCGGGACCGCAGTTATCGACGGTGGCCCTGTTTTCGTATGCAAGGCGTCGGACGTTTCTACCGTCATTCGCGGCGATTCCTGCGTTATCAATTCAACAACCTATTACGTCACCAAAAAGGAAAGCACAGGCTACGGGACAGCGGTTCTGTTTCTTTCCGAGGACGACGTTTAACGCATGGCCGCCAATGTTTTCAAAACAATCACCAGCGCAGTTGCGACCCGGTTTGCCACGATTGCGACGTCGGCAACTTACACGCCGCCTGGTGGAAGCCCGCAGAACTACAAAACCGACGCGGGCAGCAATGTGTCGACCTGGCGCGACCTTGAGCGCGTGCCCTACACCCACGACAGCGATTTCCCCGCAATCAACGTCATGGATCAAGGCGCAGAACTCGACGGAGGAACCACCGGCGTCGCGCTGCACCACCACCGCCAAGGCTTCGAAATCTCGATTGCCGCGGGGAACATCGACACATTGCGCGATCTGGCCGGCGACATTTATGCCGCCGTTTACGACGACGAGACATGGAGCGGGACCGCATACCGAACAGACTGGGAAGGCTACAACCTTGGAATGGTTCACGCTGAGAACAAGGTTTTTGGCGGCGTCGTCCGGTTTTCCATTCTCATCAAGACCGGCCGCGGCAACCCCGAAGGAGCGTAACGCATGAAATTCGTCCCATTGAAATACAACAACAACGCCCGACCGGTCGCTGAAATCCTTTTGCCCGTGACCGGCCGCCGCATCCAGGCCGTCGACGGGGAATCCGTTCCCGTTCCTGAGCAGGATGCTGATGTTCTCTTGCGTTCGACGTTTTGGAGTAAACCGGGAGCGCGAAAAGGCACGAAATCCGCCGCGCCCGAACTTGAAACCCGCCCAGCGAACGACATTAAAACCCGCGCCGATTCTTAAACCCCGATTGTAACCCTTAAACAAAGATTGAATTATGGCACCGCCCACCACATCCGCCGGCTTTGAAAGCACAATTGGCATTGGCGAGGAATCGACATACGGAACCGCCGTCACCGCTTCCAATTTCTTCCACCTGACCGAACCGCCCACGTTCGACTTGTCCTATCCGCGCAACCTGAAACGCACCATGGGCGGCCAGTTCACGCGCAAGACGATCAATGCGCGCAGGGAACCGAAGATTTCGTTCAACATCATCACCAGTTACGATGATTTCGGCTGGTTGCTGAAGCACGCAATCGGAGATTCCAGCGTTGCGACCTCGGGAAGCGGCCCCTACACGCACACGATCGCGGCGTCGACTATGCCGACCGGATTGACTATTGAAGCGGATTACGGGGCGGCGACGTTGACGACCGGCACCACGCCGGCGTTTACCGGCTGCATGATTGAAAAACTGACGCTGACGCAAGCGCATAGCGAATTCTTGGAAGTCGCCGTTGAATGCGTTGCGGAAGACGTTTCTTACGTTTCGAAGCAGTCCCCAAGTTACGCGACCGACAACTTCATCGATTACGCCGATTTGGGCACCGCTCAAATCAACAGCAACGCGCAATACTTGAGGAACCTGGAAATCTCAATCACCAACGATCTGCGCGCCGATCGTTTCGTCATGGGCAGCCTTGTCCGCAACGGACTGGACCGAAAGACCATGACCGTGACCGGCACCGCCGAAGTGGAATTCGATTCAATGGATGAACTGAATCTTGCCGTGAACGGAACCGACACCGCCATGACATTCACCTGGACAGGCGCATCTGGTCATTCGCTTTCAATGGTATTGAGCGGATCAAATATCATGGCCGCCAACCCGACCGCCAGCGGAGAGGACGACTACACCGTGCCTATCGAATTTGACGCCGACGGCGACGCTCTCACGGCAACGCTCATCAACGGAGACGCTTCCTACTAAACAAAAAACGCCCGACAAATCCGCCATGAAACGCGAACGCAAAAAACTGGACTTGCCCAGCGGGGCAACCGTCACAATTTGGCCGGCTTCCATGCTGGTGATTGGAGAATGCGCCCAATCCGCCAACCCTTACGATTCGGCGCGCGTAATGATCGCGCGCTGCACCGGAGATTTGGTTGTCACCGAGAACAACCGAGAACAGCGGTTTTTGATCGTCGACAAGTCGCCAGACAAATGCGCCCCAACAGAGCTTTCCGTTGACGAACTTGAATCCGAGGACCAGGCCATGCTGGCGGAAGAAATTAATTCCATTTCGACGCTCTTAAACGGGGCAGAAACGGAGGCGGCCGACGCCGACAACAAAAGCGAAGCCGAAGAAAATGCACCCGCAGCGGCGGGCAATGCTGATTAACGCCCATCGACTTGGCAGCGCATACGGAAAACTCCCCAGCGAAATACTCAACCGCCCGAACAAGTATTACCAACTTGATATTGAGGCATACCAGGTAGGAAGCAAACAGGACAAGATCGACGCCGAACGCGAAGCCGCCAAACGCTCCAAACGCTAGCACCCCATGGCGAACCTTAAAAAAGACGTTCAAATTGTCATTTCCGGCAAGGACATGACCGCAAAAGCGGCGTCTTCTGCAACGCTGGCAATGAAGCGTTTGGGAACGGCGGCAAAAGCGGCCGGCATTGCAGTTGCAGCGACAGGAGCGGCGGCGGCGGCGGCATTCACCAAGATTGCCAAAGACAACATTGCCGCGTTCGACAAGCTCGCAAAGGTTTCCGGCAAGATCGGCGTTTCCGTTGAAAGCCTTTCCGCGCTCGCACACGCCGCAGAGTTGACCGGAGTCAGCCAAGACACGTTGAACATGGCGTTGCAGCGGTTTACGCGGCGGGTTGCCGAGGCTGCAAAGGGGGAAGGCGTTCTTTCCAAGGTCATGGAGGAATTGGGAATTCAATTGCGCGATTCCAACGGCGAAATGCGGGCAACGACCGATATTCTTGCCGATTACGCCGACGCAGTCCAAAACGCTGAAAGCGACCAGGAGCGTTTACGCCTTGCCTTCAAGGCGTTTGATTCCGAAGGCGCAGCCCTGGTTAACCTGTTGCGCAACGGATCGGCCGGAATGCGGCAACTGACCAATGAAGCCGCCAAGCTTGGTATCGTCATCGATCGAAGCACCGCAGCAAAAGCCGAAGAATTTAACGACCAGTTGACGCGCATAAAAGCCGCCGGCCGCGGGTTGGGTATCACGTTAACATCCGAACTTTTGCCGACGCTTACGCAAATGGCTGATGCCATTGTGCGCCAAGTGAATCGGTTTAACGAATGGCGCAATTCGACTTTCTCACTTCAAAAGCAAATCCGGCAATCTGTCGAGGACATGCAGACCGTGTTTTTTGGTGTCACCGAAACATTGCACGACTTTTGGGATGGGTTGCGCCTGGTTTACGAAATGGTTGCCAGCGTAGGCATGGCGATAGGACAACTTGCCGCAATCGTCCATAACGTTCTGTTGAAGAACATTGAAACCGCCGTGCAAATCTTTGGCACTTGGCGCAAATACATGGGCGACGCCGTCCAGACCGCGCGCTTGCTAGCGTTCTCTGTTGTCAATTTGGGCGACGCCATGGCGTCACTTGCGAAAGGCGACACCGCGGGTTTGCAGCAAATCCGCAATTCGCTTGTGTCGATTGGCAAGCAATTCGACGGATTGGCAAAATCGTTTGGAACGTCGTTCAAAAAGACAAGCCACCTGGTTGCCAGCACGTTTGAAGACGACATGGAACTTGCCGTTTCAGGCGTGCAAAATCTTTTTGCCGACCTTGAAGCGCGTTGGGACGTTCTCGCGCGAGATGTTTCGAAACCGTTGTTTATTCCTAGTCCGGTTCAAGGACCGGCACAGGAAAATCAACTTTCAGGCAAAAGTTTTGCGCCGAGTATTGAAAGCGAAACCGTTGAGCCAAACGCGTTAAACGATGAAATCCTAACCTTTCAGGACAATATCGCCACCGCCCAAGCGAGCGTTGAGAGTTTTGGAGCAACAGCGAAGCAATCATTTGGGCAGGCCGCTAGTCAGATTGCAAATGCTGCGTTGAATGCTCAAAACATGAGCGACGCCGCGAAAAGCGCAGGCATTGCAATCGTGCAAACGTTCATTGACCTGGCAATTCGGCGCACGCTTGACGGCGTATTAATGCAGGCACAAGCAGCCGCCGGTATCTCTGCAATGTCTGGGATCACCGCGGCGAACGTAAGCGCAGGCGCAGCGACAGCGTCAGCATGGGCGCCAGCAGCCGCGGCCGTTTCCTTGGCGACGTTTGGCGCCAATAGTGTTCCCGCTAATGCCGGATTAATTTCAACATTCGGATTGGCGCAATCACTTTCGACGCTCGGAAAGCTTTCAAGCCTTGTTCTCGGTCAGGCACATGATGGCGTTGTGTTTCCGCGTTCAGGTTCCTACCTAATGAACGTCCAAAAGGGGGAACAAATCATACCGCGGACGCCTGGACCGTCTGCCAGCATGGGCACAAGCGGGCCGTTGGAAATCAATTTGCAGATCGGCACCCGCACACTGGCGCGCGGCGTTATGGACGCCGTTCGCGGCGGCACCCTGAACCTAAAGGTTTCCAACACTCAAAAGGTTGTTACCGCATGAGCGCGATAATTGTCAAAGGCATGAAAGACGTTGTCAAAACGTTAAACCGTCTTGAGCGAAAGTCACGTTATGCGACCGCCGCAGCGATCAACAAAACCGCCTTGGATTTGCAGACCTACACCGTGAAACGGATTTTGCCCGACGCGTTCACGTTGCGCGCAAAGGGCAATCCTTGGCAGAAACCAAAAACCAAGTACGGAATCAATCTCAAGCCGTTTGCGAATGTGAAGCGGCAGGGCAAGAACTTGCACGCAATTGTTGGTTCGCGCGCTGACTGGTTGGCCGAACAGGAAAAAGCCGGCATCAAACGCCGCAAGACGTCGTTGGCGGTTCCGACTGATCTATTGAAGAATGACGAGGACATTGTCCCGCGGCGACTCAAGCCAAAACGCTTAATCGAGAAATTCCAGCGGCAAAAAAAGGTAAAGGTCCGCGGGCAATGGGTTTTCCCGCTTACCAGGAAAAAAGGCGGCAGTTTCGAGCCGATCATTGAAATTGCCAGCAAGCGCGGATTTCCCGGCATTTGGGTAAGGACGCAGCGCAACAAAATTAGAATGCTTTACCGCTTCATTCCCACCGCCCGACTCGTTAACAAGGTGCGCTATAACGACAAGAGTTTGAAACGCATCAATTCCACCTGGTTGCGCCATTTCAAGAACGCATTGGATGTTGAGTTTGCGACCGGGAAACCATCAATTTGAAGTGAATTCACTTTTTAAACAATTTGGAGCAACGGCGGCATTGAGCCGGTTTTCTGTGGCGGATTTTCCGACGCTTTGCCGCCCGCGCTCCTTCTTCTTTACATGGCGACGATAGTAACATCCGGTTCCCAATTGGTTAACTTTGCCGACACTTTGACACTCACCGAGTCGTCAGAGAACACAATGTTGCCTGCGGAAAATGTGCTTAATGGTCGCCCAGGAACACGTTGGGAAACGGGAAGTTCAAGCGAAAATGAGAACCTTGTTATTGATTTAGGATCGCCGGCCGGCGGAACGCACTTCGGTTTCCTGAAACCAGAAGGCATAACGCAAACCAGTTCCGTAACGCTTGAAGGCAACGCAACGGATTCTTGGGGCAGTCCTTCCCTTTCGGTCGCCCTCAGCAGTTCCGGCGTCAAATCCTTCAGTCCAGACGTTTACCGATACTGGCGTTTTGTCTTCACCAAATCATCCGCAGGCACCGCCGCGCAGTTTTCCGCCTTTTTCCTTGGCGGTTCGACGACGTTTCCCGTTATGGAATACGATGGTTACAACGAGGACCGCGTAGACCGTAGTTCCACAATTATTGCAGAGGGCGGCAGCTATACTGACCAGAGACTAGGATACTTGCGATTTACTTGCCCGTACAGCGACATAACCAACGTCGAAAAGACTACCATACTAGGGCACTGGGACACTTACGGCACCCATACCGCATTCTATTTTCAAGCCGACGACACCGAGTTAACAACCTGGTACTATGTTAAATATGCAGAGCCGCCGCGGTTTGAGAATACCGGCCACGACGGCAGTAATTTGTTATGGTCGACCACGTTGACCTTTAACCAGGAAATAAATACGTAAAATGGCAGTTCAAACCGTAAATTTCACGATTCCAGCCGGCGACAATAGCACTAAGCCGAGAAAACTAACGTTCACCTTGCAATCGTCGCCCGTCATCGATTCCACGGATCTGGTGATCGGCGAAATGGTTTGCGTTGCTTGTGCCGCCGACGGGACCGGGAGCGTTACGCTGCATCCTGGCAATTACAAACTGGAAATCGACGGGGAACCGAATACGTCGACCATTTCCGTTCCGACCAGCGGCACCCCGCACCGGCTGGAAAGCCTGACCGGAGCCGGCACGACGTACACAAACAACGACATTTTGAGCGGCGGCGCACAATGGCCCGAACAATCTACAAAACCCGACGCACCCGCGGCGGATAAGTGGAAATTCTACGTGAAAAGTGACGGCAATTTCTACAAGCAAGACGAGAACGGGACCGAAACCGCTTTCGAGGCCGGCGCAGGAATCGCAACTGTTCAGGAAGAAGGAGCGTCATTGACGCAACGAGCAACGTTGAACTTCATTGGCAACGCTGTAACCGCTGCTGACGATTCTGGAAGCAGTCGAACCAACGTGACGATTTCCGCAATGACAGCTTCCAGCGCGGACACGTTCACAAATAAAACCTTTGACGCGAACGGGACCGGAAACAGCCTTTCAAATGTTGAAACGGCCGACATTGCAGGCGGTTCCAAATCCGGTTCCGATGGGACGCTCATTACCGGCACCGCTGGAACGTCCGGCGATCTGGTGCAATGGGATGCTAACGGGGACGCCGTTGATGGACCCACGCCGCCAAGCGGAACGATTGTCGGCACGACCGACGCGCAGACGTTGACCAACAAAACGATTTCCGGCGCATCTAATACGCTTTCAAACATTGCGACTTCTTCCTTGGCGTCCCCGACAGGAGCGGACGGAAATGTTTGCACGGGAACGGCAGGCACCGCGGGAGATTTGAGCCAATGGGACGCCAACGGCGATTTGATCGACGGACCCACGCCCCCAAGTGGAACCATTGTCGGAACAACGGATTCCCAAACACTCACCAACAAAACGATTTCCGGCGCATCTAATACGCTTTCGAACATTGCGACTTCTTCCTTGGCGTCCCCGACAGGAGCGGACGGAAATGTTTGCACGGGAACGGCAGGCACTGCGGGAAATTTGAGCCAATGGGACGCCAACGGCGATTTGATCGACGGACCCACGCCCCCGAGTGGAACCATTGTCGGCACTACGGATACGCAGACCCTGACCAACAAGACGATGACAATCGACCAGCTTGATGCTGGGACTCCGTTGGCCGAGGTGCTGATTAAGTCGAATGCGTCTGGGACGGTGTCAACTTTTTCAGGCGAGGCTTACGGGACTGTCTCTCTTAACAGCTCTGGGACTGCGGTCACGACCCTGAAGAACAACCTTGCCGCCTCTGCTGGGCCGACCGTAAACGACGACAGCACCACCTCCTATTCGGTTGGGTCCAGGTGGATTGACACCACCAACGACAAGGAGTATGTCTGCCTTGACAACACTGCGACTGCGGCGGTGTGGACGGAAACTACAGGGGCGGGCGGAGGCGGGGGTCTGTCAGAAGTTGTTGATGACGACACGCCCCAGCTTGGTGGGCAGCTTGATGTGAACGGCAACGCCATTGGTGATGGCACGCTTGAACTCATATCGTTCTCCGAAACCGCTTCGGCAGTCAACCACGTCAACATCACCAATGCTGCCACGGGCGGCGCGCCCCAGGTTGCAGCGACCGGAGACGACACGAATGTCGATCTTGAGTTGATGCCGAAAGGCAACGGATCAATCGTCGCCCGGACGGATTCTGGCAGCACGATTGAGATTGAGGCACAAGGGGGCGGGGCGAACATTTCACTTGAACTCACCCCGAAAGGCAGCGGCAGTGTAACGGCTGGCGGGGTGGATGTCGTGACGACTTCTGGGGCTCAGACTCTGACTAACAAGACCATTGGAACAGGACAGCTTTCAGGCACGGTTTCTCACGAAAACGGAGGGCTAGAGGCAGATGTGTCCGCATATTCCGGCTTGGTGAAAATCAGCGCTGGCTCCACGTCTGCCGTCACGGACAATTCCGCGAACTGGAATACGGCGTATGGCTGGGGCGACCACTCGGGGCAGGGATACATCACTGCATCTTCAAGTGATACCCTGACAAACAAGACGATTGACGCCAGCCAGTTGGTGGTTACGTCCAACTTCGACTACGGAGAATACAACGTCTACGCCAACCTGTTTGGCTCGACGTTGGACAACACCACCTACGCCGACCTGTCCAGTAGCGAGTGGGAGTTTTACGTCGGAGGGTTGGCAGCCCTGCATCTGGACAGTGCGCAGGACGCTACTTTCTATGGCAACATCGCTGGCCCGACGACGCAGGTTTCGTCTCACCACATCCTTAATCACACGACGACGCCATCTGCCCCCGGCGCGGGGACGGCGCACCTCTACGCCAAGAGCGACGGCGAGCTTTACTACTACGACACAGCGGGCAGCGAAACGCAAGTCACTAATCAGGGCGGCGGCGGGGGGCAGAGCAACGAATTTTCCGACAACGTTTTCCGCATTCAGGACGAAGGCGACACGACCAAGGAACTTGCGTTTCAATGCTCAGGAATCGGCACAGGAACCACTGTAACACTGACACCACCGACATCCGACGGCACGCTTGCCACATTGGACGGTACGGAAACGTTTACTAACAAGGAGTTCACCAACCCCGACATCACGGATCAGACGTTGACGGACGGGGCGACGATCAACTGGAATTGCGACAGCGGCTCTTTGGCGACAGTGACGC